TCGACTCACGGTACAGATCGACGATACGCTTGCACTCTTCTTCAGGCAGGTCAGCACCGGGGGGCTGTGTCTTCAACGTGTGCTGAAGTTTCTTCGCGCCTGTCCCGTAACCTAGTCCGAGGATGCAGGTCTTACCGACGAACCGCTCGACCGGATCGGCCTTGCTGATTGGCTTCTTATAGATCTTAGAGGCAAAGATTGAGTACACGTCCTCACCCTTGGCGAACTGCCGGGTGACATCATCCTGTCCTGCGAGCCATGCCAAGACACGCGCCTCAATCTGAGAAGAGTCACAGTTGATTACGACGTGGCCTGCTGGAGCTTTGATGGAGTTCTTCAGCGTTTTCTTTTTCTTATCACGGCTTGGTAGGTTCTGAAAGTTAACCGAGTCTGACCCTGCCCAACGCCCGGTGTGTGCCCCGTAATACTTCAGGGGGATAGGCAGTTTGCCGCTGTTCCGCGCACCGATACCGATGAAACGCTCAATGCGAGACTCCTCCAACGTGGACTTCGTACCTAACCGGACGCCGCACAACTGCTGAATGAACGGGTCGTCGTGTTCTAATAACTCAATAAATCCTTCGTCGTTTTTAGCAAGCGCATACGTTTCCTTACCGGTAGTTGGACTAATCTTCATCGGCACAGGGATATGTAGTTCGGTCAGGATCGCAGCGAACTGCGGGTTGCTTGCCAACTTCTTGCGTACGTCTTCCTCAGTCTCGCACTTCAGTTGTTCTTTCAGTCCGGCGAGGAGAATGTTCTTCTCATGCTTTACTTCTTCTAACCTCGTCACCAACATCGCGTCATCCACCTCTAGCACGGGCAGCGTGTACATACGCAACGTCATGTCGATCAGGTCTAGTTCTTCTTGCGGGAAGTGATCCGCGATAAAAAGGTTGAACAACTTGAAAGTAAGATTGACATCGTTAATGCAGTAATCCCCATAACGATACAAATCAGCAGGAGAAAAATCTTGCCGACGTTTCCCAAGGGCGTCGATGACTTCCGTACCTTTCTGTCCAAGCCCATACATCTTCACCAAGTTTGCCAATGACCCACTTACGTCAACGCCATGCTTCGCCCGAGCCATGCACAGCGTGTCGAAATAATATGCAGGGGTGATGTCGAATACGAAAGAAAGTATCCCGCCATCGAACATCGTGTTGTGGCACAGCAGGGCAGACGTACTCCAATCCACCTGATTCAGCCACGCCTTGATCTCTGCCTTTGTGCCGCTGAACCACATCGTCTCGTCATCGTCGATCTTCATTGCAACGCCGATGACTTCAAACAACGGACTACGGATGTATTCTTCCGTAGTCATACGGCTCAAGCTGAACTGTTGAGAATAGTAAGTCTCAAAGTCTAGTGTTACGAAACTCATTTTTTACCCACCTCTCTTATGTAGAGCCACCCTTTCGGTGTCTCGACAAAACCCGCTACCTTTAACGCTTCTTCTGTTCGGCAATTGCCGATCCTGTAGTACCGATGTGACCTGAATGATTCAGGCGTAGCAAACTTACGTTTGCACTCGGTACACCTCCTTTCTCTTTTTACGACGCTTGTCATCCTTCAGTCTCGCTATTTCTGATCTAAGATATTTAATTTCGTGGTGGCATTGCCACAACACGCTCCCCACCGTTAAGAACTTCATCTCTGTTGTAGTTGATGTGTCGTTGATCTCGTTCGGCAACGCACGGATCAAGTCCAAGATGTCATCTTCTATTTCCACTTTTTACGTCTCCTACGCATCTCTTCGCGTGTCGCATCCCAATGTAATATCCGATGGCAATTGGCGCAGAGAGGGATGCACTTCTCTTCCGCCTCTTTGATTGCCTCTTGTACGTTCGACTGTTTCACGGCCAAGTAATTGACCGACCTCTTCTCTCGCTTGATAACGTGGTGAAAGTCGATGATAGCAGGGTGCTTCTTACGGCAGTAACTGCAACGCTGCTTCGACTTATACGCTACCCACTCTTGTCTCGCTCTGTCTTTGTACGTCTTAGCTTTTTTGATGATGCTCTTACGGTTCTTCTCGTAATACCTTTTTGAATAAAGTTTCTGCTTCGCTTTGCGTACAACCGGATCCTTGAACACGATACCCCCTAAAGTCTTTTCCTCCAGTACAACGCTTTTGCAAACGAGTATGGAACCTTCGGGGTATATATCAGGAACCCACATATAATCAAGTTGTTAGCACTGTTCATGTTGTCAGTGGTATCCGACACAGCCCATCTATACCCGTGCCTCTTCGCCCATTGAAGTCTTAAACGAATCATCCGACGCTGTATCCCGTGACCTCGGTACGCTTTGATAACACCGCAACGACCTAAATAAATACCATCCTCTATCTGTTGTGATGGAGACAGACAACTAAACGCTACCGGTAAGTCTTTGTGATAGGCGGCCCACCACACCCCGTCCTCGGGGAAATACAGACTATCCGCCGGGAGACAAGACTTCTGCATTATCTTGAGCAGTCTCTTGTTGCCCGGATCTGAAGCATCAATTTGTCGGTAAGTGATCTTCATGGGATAGGATTTTACCCCTCAAAGATGTCACTTCAAGTCCATCATGTTCTCAATTTCCATTCGTAACGTCCTGATTTCTAAGGCTAAAATATGAGCCTCATCCCATAATCCCGCCTTACGTACATTATTTATGGCGTGTTCAACTTTTTGGAGTTGACTCTGCCCATAGCCCCACGGGGCGGCTTTCATCTCGTCCTTCCACGCCCCCGGAGGGGACTCGTCATCTACGATCTTCATGTCTCACCTCCCGTAGTTGTTGCTGCAACTTCCTAATCACATCTTCCTGCCGCTTGGCCTCGTTCATCACACCGGCTCGGTAGGCAAAGGTAAAGAACTTCTCAGCAGCCTCAATACGATCCGGGCTGGACATAAATAACCTTGACCTTTTGGCTACGGCCTTGATGAAGTCCCGCGACGGAATCTCGATTCTGCTTGGCATTTTGCTCTTCCTTCCAAATCAAGTAGTCGTACTGCTTGATACCTCGGGACATCGCCGTTGCCATAAAGTACTGCTTGACGCCCCACTCTTTGACTAGATCCTTGTACTTGACCCGCTCGCCGTACTTCTGCGCGTATTCCTTACGCTTCAGCAAAAACTTGTACTGCTCAAAGGTAAGAGTCAGGTTGAACCTAGTCGGCTTTGTATAAACGCCTACACGCCTACCCATATTGCCACCGCATACCCAAGTAGAAATGCACCCAAACACAAGACGACTTCAGCGGCCAACGCTCGCCCACGTTCATGAGCAAAGTCAGCTTCCATATCAATGATCTTATTCACTAGCCTTGCGTTTTCCTTTCTCAAACTGTCTATGTATTCGCTGTCCTTCACCAGTAATCCCTCCCACCACGTTTAGCTGCCCACTCGGGGGGCGGAACCCGCCCCCACTCTTTGCGACGATACTCATCGCGTCTCATAAAGAAATTTATTAGCCAACGGATCATGCACCCTTCCTCGCCGTGATCTCACGCTGCAAGTACCACGCAGCCTTCTCAAGATCCTGCACCGGATCGGAAGACTTCTTACCTGCGCGGCTCACATACTTGACCACGTTGCCCAATCGGTAATTAAGATCTTTGGCTTCGATGAAGTCGATTGTCTCAACGCCACCGACTCGGTAGTGCGGAGGATGGTTCACGAAATCCGGCTTCTCAAACGCCGCCTTCATGTAAAGCTTCGGATCAACCACATCCAACGCCTTGTGCATTTCTTTCACGGCCTCAAGGATCTTAGACTTCCTGACCTTCTGCTTGGCCTTGTAGTTACGCAGCACGATGTTGATCAGCGGCTTGCTGTAACGAGTAGCGGCTTCGATCTGTTGTGGAGTCTTACCGTCATCGTACATTTTACGGATGATTTCAGACTTGTTTACTTTTGCTTTCGACATAACTTAATAACTCCTTGCGTAGGTTCTCTACGTTTGTTTCATCAACTATGATTGCGATGCCACCGGCTTTACGTATGTCATCGTGGTTCTTCAACTGAAGTGCGGTGGCTTTCCCACCGTTTGCTTTACACTCTATACCATAAAACAAACCGGCGATACAAATAATAAAATCTGGTGCGCCGCTGTTTCCGTATCCCCCTGTAACTGGCATCGTGTAGTACGCGCCGAGATCTTTGAGGATCTCTTTAACTTTCTTTTTAACCTTGGCCTCGGGTGTCATGGTTCCT